TACTAACGGTACCATGTTTAGGGTATTCATTTACTGCTGGTTTCCCATGCTCATGGGGTATTTGATTATCGCAGTGTGGGCCAATACCCTGGCCGGCAGAATAAGTAGCGATATGCCCAGGAGCCCTCCACCAACAAATTGTAGCTGCTTCTGGATATATTTTACAATATTCTACAAGAACTTTATAAATTAAATCTTCTAAATCATTAATAAACTTAATTTGTTCCCTATTAGGCTTTCTGCTTGAAAGTAAACAAAGTGGGTCAACAAAACGTTCTGGAGCGTCAGAAACAGAGTCGGGATCAAATTTAAATCCAGTCTTATTTATGGCATATTTTTTTCCATCTTCTTCAACATAAGTAAAAGTAGACTCTTCTTCTTTTTTTAGCCAATCAATATACTCAATTAAAAATTTATGATCAATATCAAACACATCTCTCATAATACATAAGCCAGACCCAATGTCTTCTACCTTAGAAAAATCTTTAAATATCATACTTTAAATGGTAACACGATATTGTTCTGAATCTTTAGAAAAACCTCTAGATAATATATATTCTCTATAATCGTTTATTAGGGTTGGCATGTATAAATTCGTAGAAGTTTCTGCTAACGTTGGTTCCTTAGCTGGATCAATAACATTTTCTGAAACTTTTTCATTTGGTGTTCCATGGCTATACCAACCAAGATAAGAGTATCTTTCTCCCGCTACAACTGGCCTCACCTCATGAGCAGCCATATAATTAGATGGGAACATAAGTAAATCGCCCTGATTAGGTTTAACATCTATATCTAAATAGTTAAAATAATGATGACCACCAACAAAATTACTGCCGTCTAATTGCTCTAAATTATCTACACAAGAAGATAAATAAAAAACATTACTTATAGTATTTCTTGTTGCGAGTTGATCAATTGGAGTCCAAACGCCATAAACATAATCAGCGCTTACATCTGAATGACTACCTAGATAAACATTTTTTTGATACTGAACTATGTGCCCTTTTACTTTCCACCAAACACATTTGAATGATAGTGGAAACAATTCAAAATATTTTAACAAATATCTATCTTTTGATTTTTCTATAAAATCAAATATTTCTTTTATTTTTTTATCATCATACCTGTGTATAGCAGAACCTCTTTTTGGCATTACGTCTATATCCTCTTTGCCAAAGAAGTATCCGCTTTTATTCAAGTAAACATCTTTACCGGTTGCAGGGTCTACGGCTGGAGTATACATGTCGTCTTTTTCGCCATTAATAGCGTTTTTACTAAACTCTCTAACATAATTCCAATCAACATCAATAGCTGATCTAAATATAACTACGCCACTGCCCAAATGGTCTGCTTCAACATCATTGTTTAACATTGTTGTAAATTTCTCTTTTGTCCACATTAGATTTTTTGAGGGGTGGTTCCACAAGGCCCTTCTGGAAGATCTCCTGCATTAACCGTTTCTTTTACCGGTTCATCCTGCGAAGTATTATCTTTTTTTAATTTATCTAGTTCTATAGATTCATGGCTTTGATTATATTGAGCTACATTTCTTCCCTGATAAATTGGGTTCCATCCAGCTTCTACGCCCAATGCTTGTGAATTAGCAGCGTCAAATCTCGAATAAGGGGATTTGCAATACATTTCGTAATCATCATAAATATTATTTAGCCAAACTGGAGGACACCATTCAAAACTGTTTTCAGGTTCGGCTATCCTTATATTTGCCGGAGGATCATCTGAGCCCTGTCCAAAAAATGTTAGATAGCTATATCTAACGCCCTTACCCATTCTGCCTACATTATGCGATGCAACATAGTTTGTAGGGAAGAAGATCACATCTCCTCTTTTTGGTTTATATTTAACGTTAAGATGCACAAACTGAAGAGCGCCACCAGTAAAGTTTTTTCCATCTAACTCTGATTCATCATCAACACAATCATTAAGATATATCAAAGCTCCACATGTTTGTCGGGACGCAACCATCCCTCTCGGCATGTATCTAATACCTTGAGTAACTTTATAATTAGTGTCGTTATCGGCATGTGTGCCTAATATTCCGCCGTCTCCATATCTAAGTATGTGACCTCTAGTCTTCCACCAAATTGAACCTAACATTAATGGATAATAATCTATATATTTTAAAAGAGCTTTATATATTTGTTCTTCTAGGTAGATAAAGAAATCTTTAACTTCTTTGGGCGTGTCTGGATTTACTGGTTGTAGAAGTCTAACTGGAGTTCCAGGTATGTCTTCTAGTTTATATCTAAAACCATCTTCATTGATCCCATACTCTATTCCATCTTCTCCAGTTATGTATGACCATCTAGTCTCATGTGCTTCAGCGGCATTTTGATCTATAAAATTAAGAACTAGATTTGGATTCATTGTAAATACGTTTCTCATAACAACGATACCTGGAGCCAACTCTTCTGATTCAAGAGTGCCGATTTCATCTAAGGTTGACTTATCTATAACTGGAGATACTGGGTAAGCTTCTTTGCTTAGCTTTTTTGTATTTTCGTTGATTTGATTTAAATATGACATATGTTTATCCTAACAATTCATCAATAGCTTCTGTTATTGTCCAACCTGCACCCATAACTCTTGGTTCTTCATCAAGTGGACCGTCTTGCCAATTGAACCTGCTAACAACTATACCGTTTGATCCTAATAAAAATTTTTCATAACTATGAGGGATCCTAGCTATAGCCTGCCCTGCTAAGTTCTGTCCTTCTTTCGCCGCATCTGTGCCGTCTGCTGTAGTATCTGAATATGCTCTTTTTTGTTCGCCTTTAAGAAAATCATAAAGAGGATGTTCGTTTTTTCCATTAACATCTATTTTTTCAGTAATAGGAAAATTAACAAATGGATAAAACTTTTTAATAAATTCTTGAATTTCTAAATTTTCTCTTGGCTCTTGTTTACCAAATTGGTTACATGGTATACCCACTATAGAAAAGCCTCTATCTTTGAACATGTCATGAACCGTTTGAAGTTCCCACAAGTATTTACACGTTCTAGCATATGACCAAACCGGACTACACTGCGGAGTATAGCCAAGCTTTGAAGCAATGTTTGTAATCATTGAAACTTTTCCTTTTAAAGAAAACATTACGTCATAAGATCCATCTATTGATAATAGAGGTATATCGTATGCTGACTTAGTCATTTTTTACTCCGCTAACTAACATTTCTGAAAATTCTCCAATTTTTAATATACCGTTAAATGATTGATTATTAACAAAATTTTTATCATAAGGATAAAGATAGACTGTTGTCCTCATTGGCGTTTCTATTTTAGCTGATAAAACTAATGAATCTTGACCAATAACTTCTGTTAGCGTAGCGCTACCTCTTCCGTTTTTATCTGAAACAAAGGCTTTTATGCCGTCAGATGATTCTTGTATTGTCATATTGTATGGCTCTTCGCCCAATGGGCTTGTAACCGTTAGTGTCCATTGATTTTTCATATAAAAATTATACCATATTTTTTGTTATTCGTAATAAAACTTATTAGTTTTTAACGCTGTTGGAGGTGAATCTTTATGCCAAACATTAATAACAACAACTTTTCTTATTCCAGAAATTGGTGGAGTTGTATTATGAATAATGTGCCCGGCATCAAAAATAATAAGCCTGTTTGGATTACATGCTATTCTTTCTCTTGATTCTATTGATGCCAATAAAGGATCTATGTTTTCTCTTTCTAAAGTATTGGAATAACCTTCTTTTAAAATTGTTGGATGAAGTTCTAAAAACCCACCAACTACATTGTTCACATGTGGATAATAAACGCAACCTGTTTTAGGGCCTTTAAAAATTTTTGTATCTTCATACAAGAACGTATCTTCGTCAACGTGTACATCAAGAAATTGACCAGGTTTAAAAGTTCTAGTCCAATATTCAAATCCGCATACTTCTTCTATAGGAAATGATAAATTGTTTTCCCAAATATATTTTATTAATCTTTTCTTAGGGGTATCAGCAGGAGACTCTAACCACCCATCCCAAAACATGTAGGGAGCGTAACAGTCTGATTTTTCGTAATGATACGAGTTCAACTCTTTTGCTATACGTTCATCGTCGCCCATTGATTCTGGAAAAAAATTAGGAGTTGTTTCTATCTCTTTTAATAAATTTTCATCTTTTACATAATCATCTATTACAATCATAACTACAAACTAACAGCGTAGGTAACCGCTGCCCCAGTTGGATTGTGGTAAACGCATGAATTTTCAATATCAATTAACTTTTTGTGAACTTGGTAAAAATCAGTATACATTGATTCCTTTGAATAAAGTTGATCTGTTCCGGTATATAATATCATCATAGTGCCATTTTTGTTTAACAAATTGTAAAAATTTATCACCAAATCTGGATCATGAATAACATCATGAACACTCATACATATAAAATCATAGTAACCACCATTCCCTGATTTTATCTCTTGCATGGTTATGGTGTCATATGACCATTGTTTATCGTCTATATAATTTATATAGTACTCAAAAAGGTGTAATTGATAATTGTTTAATAAAGATAATTTAGATTTCTTTTGCATTAATCTAGCTAAACCCGTATTAAATGCCGGTAAAGTCATTAAAGACGTCTTGGGATTGGCGGTCAAAAAACCAAATTCATGAGTATTTGCGGCATAATAGTACGCTGGATTTACATTCCAAAAATGGCTCTCCTTGCTAAACACATCAAAATACCAGATCATGAAATCCATGCCAGCAGCTATCTTTCTTTTATCTATAGGCAAAGATTGTAAATATTGGTTAATTATTTTACTTTTTGATATCGATTCTTTTACTGATTCAATATCGGTGTATTTAATTAATTTAATTAAATTATCAAAGTAATCTACTTCATACTGCATTATCAACCGCCGCAGCTGCTAGTTGCTTCATATACCAAATTCTTCTAATATTTCCTATTAAAGATATCCTTTGGTTTTTTAAGAACCAATACAATGGATCTTCTGAACAATTGTACTCTCCAGATTCAACTTTTTCAATAGGAGCTACAACCATAGATCTTGTGCAATTAATAATCTCATCTATTGAATAGCTTTCAGCTTTATCTGGATTTAAGCCAACTAAATATAAATAAAAAAATAACTGTTCATTAATAAACTCTAAATCTTTTAATGCGTTGTAGGTTTTCATATTAAATCATCTATTGAAGGAGACAAGGGCAATATTATGTATCTGTTTTTTTCTGCAAATTCCTTTGTTAAAACATATTCTCTTGTTGTTCCGCCATTGGGCATTACTATGTTTTGATCTTCATCGGAGTATTCAGGAACTGCGTCATCCATAGATGGCGAAAATTCGTGTATTGGTTCTTCGTTAATTGGTTTCATTTTTTATTTTTTCTAATATTTTTTTTTGGTTATTTAATGATTCTTTTCCATCTTTTACAAGCGTTTCGAAAATCGATTGATTGATCAAATCAGATAACTGCTCTATGGATTTGGTTAAATAAGCGATTGCTTTATCTCTAGGTGTCATAATTCCGGCTGCTTTAATTTTGGAAGACCAGTAAAAGTTGGGCCTATTTTTACACCGTCTGCGTCTAAACCCGTTCTTATTCCCTTGGTCCAAGTCCAAGGATTTTCTTGATTATTTTTCATTTTCATATCACCATATTTTTGTCTAGAATTCATTAATTCTGGTTTGTCCCATAAGTTTTCTATCTTAAATTCAACATTATTTAAAACAGAACTATCAAATACATTAAAAAACATAAATGGCATTCCTTTTTCAAAAAGGACGGGTTCTCCAATTTTATTTATTGCCCAATTCATTTGAAATTCATCTGGCCACCAACTGCTAGGTATAATCGCAGAAAGCGGAAAGGCTCCATCAACTATATAATTGGGAGAACCGCCTATCCAAGTTTCGTAATTAGGTTCTGTTCCAAAAGTCCAACCAGTAGAAAATGAAACCATACCAATAATTCCGCCATAAGCTATTTGCCTACCGCCATATTCTGCTCCCTCAAGTATTTTTGGTACTGTATTCCCACCGTCCCATTGGGCCACAACATCTTGTGGCAAGATCAATTCCCAACCATAAACATTGGCGTATGTCATCGGCAAACATTGGTAAGCGTGTTTGTTGTAGGTGTTGTCCATCCACTCACGCTTTATGCGTGATTGGCGTATTTCTGGGGCTTGTTGAAATGTCTTAGTTAATGTAACTTGAGTCATTTGACTACTTTGGCTGTGCGTACATTATTGGCTGAGTGCCACCCTTTGATATACCAACATTTGCGTCGATCTTTTTACCATCGACCGCATAGCCCATAGGTTGTTTGTGGTTATTGTCGTTGTAGTCAAACATGGTTACCGCAGAATATTTCATGCCAGATTTTACCGGAAGCGATGCATGCGCGTAAATATATGTAGATGGGAAAATCAATATGTCACCTTTTTGAGGCTTAAAAGCTATATTAAGATATGGAAACCAAAGCTCTCCACCCTCATAATCATCGTTAAAATATGCTATCGAAGATACTGTACACGTATAGGAAAAACCGTGATCAGTATGAACAGCAAAGTGTTGATCCTTGCCATATTTAACAAAATTAATTGCTTCCATAAATTCCATCTTGAAATTATATAACGATTCATAATGGGTTAGGCACTTTTTAATCGCTGCTTCTGTATCTTCATAACATTTTTTAATTTCTTCAAATTCAGGAGTTAAAACCGTCCAATGTGCGGGACTCATCTTTAAATCAAAACAATCCCTATACTCAGGCATTTTTTCGTTATACCCAACCATGGCTTCTGACCATTTGAATATGTCACTTTTGCTGTCTTTTAAAGTTTCTTCTAATCTTTCTGGTATTTTTAAATCATCTGGAAGAACGTCTCTATATAAATAGATACCAAACTTGACGTTATCTTCTGAGTTTTTGCATGATCCTACGTGAAAATATTCCATATCATCTCCATTGTTTTGTATTTATGGTACTATTATTCTATCACATTTTCTATTGTTCAGGAAGTTTATGTTTGATCAAGAAACTAGTTCATTAATTCTACCAGGACATTTTGGCTCTTCGTCGGACAATATAAAGATTATTAAAAATTTTGTTGAGTTAGATGACCTTAAAAAAATACAAACATTTCTTCCTACTATTAACGAATGGATGGACGCTGGAGAAAATACATATGCTGAAGACGGTACTTGCACTTATGACGCTTCTTATTGGGCCAATCGACAATGCAGTGGAGATATTCTCAAAAGAATAAATTTAGATATTTATAACCTTATTGATAAATATATTTTAAAAATGAAATATTTTTTAGAAGATAATTTTAAAGTTCAACTTTCAGTAAGACCACCAGTTATCATTAGATGGTTTCCCGGCCTTGAACAGAAACCTCATGCTGACAAACAGTTGAATGATGGTTCT